ATTGAGGAGAAGTATAGAAAGAAACTAATGTGGAGTTGAATCCACTAAACATCATTCATTTCAATGATGCAAACAAACAGCCTTATCATTCCATATACCACGGAACACATCAGCATTTAAGGTTAATGAATATATAGCAGGGCCCAAGCGACGCGCTTGTGCCACTGGTATATTGTAGCGTTGAGCTACTAATGTACCTAAACGATGTGTATTCTTTGTATACGCATAACCTCCACACGTATCCAAAACACTTTGATACTTATCCTCCCAATGAGGATTATCAGCACCAACCAACATCGACCATCGTTCGATGCGTTTAATTGGATCAGGCAACAAAGCCACATGCCCATCATCAGCATCTATAATAACAAAATTAGATGCAAAATAGGGCGCCTTTGTCACATAAAATTTAGCGGTTAAATTGAAGACTTCAGCCAAAATCTGAATAGCATCAGCGGCATACACCGCCCCTTTAACAGCAATCAATGAATCATCGCCCATAAAAACCCCCCAATGATATTGGGTGCCTCGATAAGCATATGCCACAGCCAAAACATTAAGTAAGACGTTACCAAAAGCGGTAGTCGCATCACCAGATTTTCGCTGGTACATAACCGAGAAAGACATCCCCAATGCAAGAGACCGGGCATTACAACGAATATGACCTTGCATCCATCGACTTAACAATTCGTTATGTAAACCCAGTTGTTCAAAGACGTATGATTCCAAATCCAACACCAATATACCTTGACTTTTATCGTACTGCGAAAAATCGTTTTCCAAGAACTCAATATCATCAGAACATGGATGATAAGCTCGGATAAATGCCGCGATATCCACAGTATCCTTTAATAAGTTGATGTGTATATTGGGTCGTACAATCGAAAGCAAACGACGGACCAACAAACGAAAAATTGAACTATACAATGCCCCCAGTTCTTTAACATGATGAACGATAACCTGAGGGTTAATGTGCGACTGTATAGGTTTTGTCGACAATGTGGGTTTAACGTCTGCTTTGATCATAAATTCAAACTCAGAAATATCAAACTTCTCAAAAGCTTGCATATCAGCCTCCAAACGACTACGCATTGTAGCCAAAGAGGCGGAACTAGCTTGCTGCATCCAATCCGCAAAATATTCTTCATCTAATGCCGCAGGTTGATCTTGATACAATTTCAACTTGTCCCGTGCATCAGGTACACACATCACATCCAGTAAATTTTCCCAGATTTCGGGAATCAATGTGGTACGATCCTGCACTCGAGATATCTGCGGTGCACCAAAATTACGCCCGCACAACGCGGATAA